CTAAACTTACAGTAACATCTTTAAAGAAACTAGGTAGAAGAGGTACGCTTATTGATAGATACTATACTATTAAGAACCGTAAAGCTACTATAGAATCTTGGTTAGAGAAACTATATAAAGATGAGAATGATAGAGTTCGTCTTCATGGAAGAATGTTTACCATAGGTACTCCTTCTTTTAGATGCCGACATGAAGTCATTGTTAATCTTCCTGCAGTTGATGCAGCCTATGGTAAAATGCTTAGAGAATTATTTATCTCTGAACCTGGGTATAATGTTGTTGGTGCTGATAGTGCTGGTAACCAATTACGTGGGTTATGTCATTACGTAGGAGATAAAGCTTACACAGATCTAGTTATTAATGGAGACCAACATGCTCGTAACGCAGCTGTTCTTGGTTGTTCTAGATCTTTAGCTAAGTCTTTTCTTTATGCTGTACTATTTGGTGCAGGCGATGCTAAGCTTGGACAAACTCTTACAGGAGTTAGTAGTATACCTAAGGGTAAAGAAGCCAGAAGAAAATTCATGGCTAACTTACCAGGATTTGAAAGACTAGTTAATAAATTACGAAATGTATTCAACCAGTATGGATCTATACCAGCTCTTGATGGTCGTAAGATATTTGCTAGATCAGATTACCAAGTTCTTAATTACTTACTTCAAACTGCTGAAGGAATTACTTGTAAAGCTTCTGTTAGTTATGCTATGAATAAAATTAAAGAGGAAAAGCTTGATGCTTATCCTGCTATATTCTACCATGATGAACAAGCTTGGATAGCAAGTGATAAAGATTCTAAACGTGTTGGAGAAATCCTACAAGAATCCTTTCGTGAAGCACCAAAATGGTTTGGAGTTGAGTGTATGGATGGTGGTGACTATGTAATCGGTAAGTCTTATGCGGAGGTACATTGATGTCTAAAGTAGATGTATACTATAACTTACATAAGAAGATATTCTCAGTAAGATATAAAGGTACAGTTATATTACACAGCAATGATGTGTTTATAAAAGATGCTGAGTTTGTAGTTCAACCTGCTGGTCGTGCTAAAGTTTTAACTGAACGTAAGAAGAATGTCCATGCCTTTGTTAGAGGTACACTATCTAATATACAGAACAGTGAAGACTATTTTAGTATGCCAGATCAAGCTACTTATAATCCTTATAAATACTCTACATTTGTTAATAAAGAAACTGAAGAGCCTTTATATAATGCTAAGATAGTACATCTGAAAAACCACGATAAACCGGAGATATACTATCAATGAAAATAACTTTTAAATCTATGATAAATCCTGTTGCGCGAGCACTACTGCGCAATAGGAAACCTAAACAGGTTATACCTAATAAGAAAAAGTATAACCGTAAACGTGATAAAAACAAGGGAATCAAATGAAATTATTAATTGATGCCGATAGTATTTTATTTAAAGCTGCTTGTACCCAAGACACACAACATGATACTCGATTAGTTACTCGTAAAATAATAGAGGATTCTATCGCTGATTGTTTTGCTGATGAAACTTATGTTGCTGTTAAGGGTACAAACAACTTTCGTTATAAAATCTATCCTGAATATAAGTCTTCTCGTAAAGATACCGAGTTAGATAAAGGTTTAAAGGATAGACTTAATAATGCTTATGAATATCTTACTGATAAATGGGGAGCTGTTGCTGCTGATGGTATGGAAGCTGATGATTTAGTTTCTATATGGGCTTATGAAGCAAGAGCTGCTGATGAAGACTTTGTAATTGCCCATATTGATAAAGACATAAATCAAATTCCTGGAAATCATTACAATTATAATAAGAAAGATATCTATTTTATAGATGATAATGAAGCAGATCTAAACTTCTGTGTTCAGCTTCTTATTGGAGATTCAGGAGATGATATTCCTAAATTAAAGAAAGGATATGGTATTAAAACCGCTCAGAAAACTTTAGCTAATACAACATATGATAATCGTATGACAACTGTTGTTAATGAGTGGAAAAGATTATATGGAAAAGGTTGGGAGAACCAACTTAATATGATCGGAAATTTAATCTATATGAAACGAACTTGGGATTTAGAGGAATGGAATTATGAAGATCGTTATAAACGGGAAACCAATGTCAGCAAACCGAATGGAAGGGATGAGGGCAGTGAAAACAAAGAGCGGAAAGAACTTCGCACAGAAGTATCCGACGACAGAGTACAAGTTGTTTCTTAAAAACTTTATAGAATCAACTAAAGAAATGAGTTGGCAGTTTGAAAAGACTGCCGACATTAAAGTTACTTTCAATGCATTCTTTAGTAACAGAGCATCGGACCTTGATAATATACTTAAACCGTCTTTAGATGCTTTACAAAAAGTCTTTGAATGGAATGATAAATACTGTTATGAGATCGCTGCTTACAAAAATCTTGTAAAGCGAGGCGAAGAAAGATTGGAGATCAATGTTGAAGAAATTAATCGACAACAATAGATATGAATGCAAAGATTGTGGTAGTTCAGATGGGTTAATGTATGATCCATCTGATGATCACACTTATTGCTTTGCTTGTGGTAAATATAATAAAGGAGAAGAAGTTATTGAACCCGTTACCAATACAAATAATAATAAACAACCTGACATCACCGATATTTCTAACTATCCTGGGCATAGTATGCCTAGTCGCAATATTTCGGAACAGGTAGTAAAATTCTTTGGAGTAAAAACTCATCAATATAATAATCAACCAGCTCATTTCTATCCTTATGGAGATGAATGCTATAAGATTAGAATATTACCAAAAGAATTTAGACTAGTAGGAAAACCAAAGAAACTATTTGGACAAGATAAGTTTAATGGTGGTGGTAAAATGCTAGTCATAACTGAAGGTGAGCTTGATGCTCTCTCTATAGGACAGGCTTGGTTAGATATAAATAAAAGGATTTATCCTGTAGTATCTATTCCTTCTGCTAATCAATTACAAATACTATTAGATAACCGAGATTGGATTAGAAGATTCGATAACGTAATACTATGGTTTGATAATGATGAAGCAGGAAAGAAAGCTGTATCTCAAGCTAGTAAAATTATAGGTTTCGATAAAGTAAAGGTCGTAACTGTAGAAGATAAAGATGCTAGCGATTTATTTATGAGTAAAGGGAGCAAAGAAATCTCTCATGCTATCTGGAATGCTCAACAATATAATCCTGCTGGTATCCTCACTGGTGAAGGTATATGGGATAAATTTGTTGAACGCCAGAACGTTGAGTCAGTACCTTATCCTGAATGTTTAACAGGTTTAAATGATAAACTAAAGGGAATGAGACATGGTGAAATAACTTTGTTCACTAGTGGTACTGGTTCTGGAAAATCTACCGTCATAAAAGAGATCATATGGCATCTGTTATCTACTACTAAAGATAACCGTATTGGTTTAATATCTCTTGAAGAAAGTGTAGGTGATACCGCTGAGAAGTTTATTGGTATGACTATTAATAAACGTATTGGTGGTGATGAACCTGTAAGTGAAGATGAAATGAGAACCGGCTTTGAAAAGGTATTCAAAGACGAACGTCTTGTTTTATTAGATCACCAAGGTTCTGTTGAAGATAGTTCATTACTAGATAAGATAGAGTATATGGCTCTTATGGGATGTAAGTATTTATTCTTAGACCATATAACTATAGCTGTATCTGAAGGTAGTGAAGGACTATCAGGCAACGAAGCAGTTGACAAGGTTATGTCTGATCTACTTAAAGTAGTTAAAAAGCATAACATCTGGCTAGGTATAGTAAGTCACTTACGTAAGTCAGGTGGTAAAGCTTTCGAAGAAGGTAACATGGCTTCTATCGATGACATAAAGGGTAGTGGTAGTATCAAACAAATATCATTTGATATTATAGCTTTCTCAAGAAACCTTGTTGCGCCTGATGAAGAAGAACGTAATCAAATCAAGTTAACCGTATTAAAGTCAAGGTTTACTGGATTAACTGGACCAGCAGGTATAAGTAATTATAATATGCGGACTGGTAGATTAGAAAAAGGAGATAGTTTTGACGTTATCTAAAGACGATCGCATGTATCTTAAGATAGCCGAAGTAGTTGGTGAAAGATCTCGCGATAATCTCTATAAAGTTGGAGCAGTTATAGCTAATGGTAATAAGATACTTAGTTATGGTTGGAATGGCACTCCCCATGGTATGATTAATGAAACCCGCGATGGTGCTGGAAACACTAAGTGGGAAGTTGTTCATGCTGAAGCAAATGCTATAGCTAAATTAGCTGCCTCAACTTCTTCTTCTGAAGGTGCTACGTTATATCTAACATACTCGCCTTGTAAAGAGTGTACTAAACTCATATTACAGGCGGGTATTAAGAGACTAGTATATGATAAAGTGTACTGTAAATCTCGTAAAGAACTAGATCTTAGAGTTCCTGACACAGAACCCTTAGAACTACTTAAGAAATATGGAGTAGAAATTGCGTCAGATAGAGATTAGAGAAGACACTCATGAAGTTGTAAAGTATCCTGAAGATATGTACTGTGTTTACTTTCATAAAGATCCGGAAACGGATAACGTAGTATATGTTGGTAAGGGTACTTTACATAGAGCGTACCAAATAACTAACCGTGGTTATGACCACCATATTTGGTTGCTTGATAGGTTATCTGCTCACAAGATACAAGATGTTGTTGTGATTAAAGGTGGGCAAATGACCGACAAAGAAGCTACTGTAGTAGAATCTCATGAAATAAAATGTTGCTTAAGGAATGGGTGTGACCTATTTAATGTTACACATAATCCATTCCGCAAAACTAGGAGAAATAATGCAGAATATAATAGAGTATTTAGAACAGAAAATTATAAATACACCGCAGAGGTGGGCAGTAAAGCTGGTGAACGAGCACAAACTGGAACCGAAGCGGTTAGTGTATGATGCATTAACTATACTGCAATATCATTTCACAAAGACTTCAACTTCTGAATCAGCAACATGTAAACTTACAGCAGCTTCAGTTGCTATAGGTAAGAATGTGTTGCTTCAGAAGGGAGTAGAGCTAGGATTTAGAGCCGATGTAACAGTCGGCGACCTAGTTCTTGAAGCGTTCTATGAATGTGGATATATAAAAATATTTAGAGCTCCAACTGAAGCTCAAATAAAATGGGAAGCTAATCCTGTAGGTAAAAAGCCTTTCAGTAGAGCTCCATATATGATAGAGACCTCTGAAAAGTGGTTACAAATTGGATCACTTCCCAGTGAAGTAGTAAACGATTTAATACAAAACACTTCGTTTACAAAGATAAACCGTATTCATAATCTATTCCAAGAGAATGGTTACCCAGTAATAAAGCATTGGGGTTTCGATAAAGCCGAATCATTTAAAGAGTTATTAAATGAACCATTTATAGATGCAATAAACAAATTGCAGCAGACAGCTTGGACTATTGATAGTGATATCTTAGAAGCGGTTAAGAAAAACAAACGTAAGTTTGTGACTGAAACTCTTAAAGTATCAGATGAGACCGGTAAGAACTACCGCTATTGTATATTTGGTAACAATAAAGAGTTGGAGGGAAAGGATTTATATTGGAATGGTGTAGTATTTAAACCAGACTTAGGTAATAAATCCTTAGAGAAAAGGTATTACGGAGAGTTAAGAAGATTAACTAATAAACTACGTAATAAACCTGACAAGAAGCCATTGGTTAAAGCTCAAAAGAAATATGATAACGCTGCTACTAATTGGAATGCTAAGCTAGTATTATTAAAGAACCGTAGTAAGTTTGATGCTTACAATATGACTGTTCAGAAAGCTGAAGCATTAGAGAATAAAATATTCTTCCAATATGTAGACACAGATTATCGTGGTAGATTATACTACAGAGAGTCTTACTTAAACTATCAAGGTAAAGACATGGAACGTGGTCTACTTAAATTCGCAAATGCTAAACCGATGACTGAAGAAGGCTTGTATTACTTTGCAGTACATACAGCCTGTACATATAATCAATCATATACTATTGATAATATACCTGAGTGGTGTGGTGCTGATTATAAGAGTCACTTGGAAAATGAAGGGTTAACAGACATCTCAGTTGATAAGATGACTATTGATGATAGAGTTAAATGGGTCTCTAATAACGAAGACTTTATCAGAAATACTTGGATCAACCGTACTATCCATGATAAAGCAGAGAAGCCAGTTAGCTTCCTTGCTTGTTGTAAAGCATGGTGTACTTTATGGGATCAATCTCCTGAGAATGATTACTATATAAACCTTCCTATTCCTATTGATGGATCTAATAATGGGTGGCAACACTTGGCTGCTATATCTAAAGACAAAGAAGCTGGTAAGCTTGTAGGTCTAGTTCAAACAGAAATACCTAAAGACTTCTATGTACAAACGGCTAAAGCTTTAATAGCTCGTATGCCTGAGTGGTTTGAGTCTCGTGATATGCCTATGAAACATATCCGTAAAGGTATCTCTAAACGTGGGTCTATGACTAGAGCTTATAGCGCAGGTCATTTAGCCATAGCATTAAATATGTACGCTGATTGCTACGCTGAAGGATTCCATAGTAAGTATAATATATCTATGTCAGACTGTAATGATCTATCTTTTAATCTAATTAAAGCGATAGATGAAGTTTGTCCCGGTCCGTTAGAAACTATGAGTTATCTACAAGCAATAGCAAACCACATTATAGCAGACTTGAATGAGCCTGTTATTGAGTGGACTACTCCATCTGGATTTCCAGTACGATACGAAAATTACGTAATGGAAGATATCAAATGGAAGAGTTGGATATCGGATATGAGAATCCAACATGTCGGCAAGGAACACCGCCTTGTATACGGCAAAAAGATAGCAAGTCCTGGTGGCTTTGCTTCGGGCATAAGCCCAAACTTTATTCACAGTATGGATGCAGCTCATATGGCGTTAATTATACACCATTGGGACGGTGACTTCGCTGCAATACATGACTCATTTTCTACTCACGGTTGTGATGTAGCTAGCTTATTAGACTTAACTAAAGAAGTGTTCATTAAAATGTACGATCATGGCGATTACTATCAACATATAGCCGAGATGTTATTAATGGAACCTGAAAAGTTTAGTTATAACTACAAGCTAGGAAATCTAAACGTAAAAGAAATCGCTGATAGCGATTATTTCTTTTCGTAAGGAGTAGAAGATGAGTGTTATTAAAATAAAACCCGATGGAGTAATCGGTATAGATCATAAAGATATAGCCTTTATATATAAATATGGAATAGTATTCTTAGATGAAACTGAATTCCACTTTCCTCAATACTGGATAAAGAACTATGTAAAGAAACATAATCTTGAACATCTATATGCTCCTGAGATATGTGGTTAAATAAAAAAAGGGATACCTTGGCTTGCGCCTTGGTATCCCTTATTTTTTTTTATCCCATGTCTATTTGAAGAAGTCTAATATCATTAGCTAATTTCTTAGCAAACTTATACATATTTTCATGAGCTTTTCTATATTGCTTAGTAACACTATCATTTCTTTCTTTTAAATTTAAACCATCTTTTCCTATTATTTTTTGATATATTAAGTTTAACTCATTACCAGTAGGATCCATTTGATATATTCTTCTAAGCTCTCTTAATTTATTACCGAGTTCATTAGTGGAATGTTCATTTAAAAATGCATAGTATTCTTCCCAAGTTTTACCTTGAAATCCAGTAATATTTCCTTCACTAACATTATTCAAAATCTGTCTTTGTTCTATATGAAAGATTGCTATATCAGGGAATAAATTCTGTACTTGCTTTGTAGCTGCGCTGGTTATTTGCTTTTTATAATCCTTAACTGTTTGCCCTTTCTTACGAGCAGGATATAATCCTGAAGTTTTAAATGCGGATATAAGATTTTCTAAACTTAAATCTCCATCTTGAAGACTATTTTCAATTGAAAATTTACTATCTCCTCTAGTTGCTGTAAAGAAATCGTGAAAAGCTTTATAGCGATTACCAGCTTGAAGTATTTTTCTTGTAGGCTTTTGACTATTAAATGCAGCTATGTCTGTTAATCCGTACCCATTAGTGCTTGATATAGGTGTATCACCAATATCTGTAAGATGTTTCCTAAATCTTTCACTTGCTTCTGGTTGCCAATCTTGCATAAGACTATCAAAGTAGTTATACTCTTTTATAACATTCCACCAATTATGGTTAGCATGTTCTCTAACTCTTCTAGCACTTGCTAAATCTGTTTTAACAGCATCAAAGATAGGTATCATGTAAGCATCTTGTAATCCATTTGGTCCTTTAAAAGAATCTGTAAACATCCTATTCATCCAAGCTCCATCGATAGCTTGTATGATAGCTGGAATACTTCTTCCTGAAGTGTATCCACCTACTATATATTTAGGTCCACTTGCAGTTTGAATTGTTCTTATTGCACTACCAGCAGGTTGAGTCTTAAATAAATATATATCTCCAATACTTTTATTCCCAGGTACTGTACCTGTAAGCGGAGCTTGATATGTTTGTTGAAGACTTTCTTTAGCTCCTATATAATTTGGAAGACCTAATGCACTTTCAATAGTCATAAGCTCATCACTCATTATAGAAACCATAGCGTTAGCTCTAATAAGCTGGCCTACTTCAGTTATTCCTGGGTGAATTTGAGAGTCAATAGCATCTACTAATATATTATGAAGAAAATCTATAACAGTATTACCAACCATTTCTTTACGCTTTTCAGGACTTAACTTCTGAATTTCAGAAGGATCTTTTCCCCACATTGCCAGCTGTCTACTAATAACAGACTCTCTGAAATCTTTATTGTTCATGATTTCTCTTATTCTACGAGAACCCATAACTGCTTGTCCTATAGAGTCAGTTAAATTCTCTATCATTTGGCCATATGATAAAGTCATAGGAGGTTTCTTAAGAAAATACTCTTTATCTTTAATAGCCTCTCCTAATATCTCTGTTAACTCTGCGGTAAATCTAGGATTAACACGGTTAGCATATTTCTCCCCTTCAGAGATCATCCAAACACCCATCGCATCTCTAAAATCTCCAGCTACTTGGTCAGGAGAAGGATCTGCCTCAACATACTCATCTGGCTGATGTTCAAGCCACACATCTAACATGTTCTGTCTATTGAACTCATCTAATTTTTGAGTAGCACCAGGTTTTCTAAACATACCTGTTCTATATCCAGCTGTAATAGATCCTAATGTTGCAACCCAAGAAGCAGGCCCATGTGTTAGTCCATCAAACTCTACTCCTATATTAGAATTAAATGTTTGCTTTGCTGGATCATTAGACTTCCGAGCTTCAGCCCACATAGCTAACTCATGAGCTGCCTCAACTAAATGAAGCCCTTCAATACCTTCCTTACTAGCTTCATTAAACAAACCATCTCCCATATTTAAACCAGGAACATCAAGTAATTCAGGAGGTATAAAAATTCCTTGAGCTTTTTTACTAAGAGGACTAGTACCCTGTGGTACAGGTTCAAATCCTCCTTGAATAGCTAAATCACTAAGACTTTGTTCTTGTCCTAAAGGATCACTCTGTATTTCTTCTAATCTTATATTAGATAATGCTTCAGTATACTTAGCATCTTGCTCGTTATTTAATAAGCTTTGTCTAATAGCATTACCAGCTGATATATAAGGTCCTAATCTACCATGATTAGGTTTTGCCCATTCTGCATCAAAGTTCTTTACTCTAGTTTCAGGCAAATCGAATTTACTCTTTTTACCGTCAGCATCTTCTTTAAGAAAATGAATAGCCATTAACTCTTTAAACATAAGGTTAGCATCAGAAGTACTAGTAGTATTAACAGCAGTAGGAACTGCACCACCTGTAATGTACCTTAATAAAGGAATTAATTGTGGATTAAACCTTGTTTGACCTGCATGCATTCTATGAGTAAGACTTTGTAACACAAAATCTAAGTAATTAACTTTATTACTATTTACTCC